AAGTATCAAATCACCGTTACTAACTGTTCCTGAGATAGTTTGGTCTTTGATGCGTACATCATTTAATTCAATTCTGTCTGGAAAGAATGTTGATACAACGGAACTATCCATCATGAAATCAACTCTACTTTGGCCACTAATATCAGAAGCATCAGTTACTTCTACTTGTGTGTTACCGTCTGCAATTTTTCTAATTGCTAAATCGTTTAGTGTTGCATCAATAACTTCATCAACATATAATTTATTTGTAAGTGCATGATCATCGTCATTGTTCTTAATGCTGTTACTATATGTTACTGCTGATCCAACTATTTTAACTGTTTCACCATTTGTGTCAAGATATAAACTACTGCCGCCTGTTTGAATACTTGGCGCTCTAATACCTAAGTTGTTTCCAAGAACATCTCTAAATACAAATGTACCAAACACTTCTGTTGCTGGTGCGTTTGGATTTACATGTTCAATCGTTTCGTCAATTAAAAATAATGCATCTTCCTTTGTACCTCTATCAATTCTAATACCGGAAGTGCCTTCACCTACGCCAGCGCCTGTTTCACCTCTGTTTAATAAAATAATATTATCTTCAAGTTCTAAGTTTGTAGATTGTACCGTTACAGTATCACCTTCAACTATAAGATCACCAGTTACACGTACTTCACCTGCGGCAACACCTGTGTCAAGACGTATAGTCCCACCACTTTGTGTTGTTACTGTATAATTTCCGTTTGGTACACTTACAAATTTTGACATTTTAAAATCCTAAAGTACTGTAGGGGATTGCTCCCCTACAATATATTCTATATTATGCGTTAGCGAAATCGTCATCATCAGTACCTGATAATGTATCGTCATCACCTGCTTCTTCAATTTGAACAGCACTGTCATTGTTTGCAGTACTAAAGTTCCATGCAATTGATGTTCCGCCTAAAGCGTTTGAACCTGTAGCATCTGGTGCAATGATTGTTGCTTTTCTTCCAGAAATCTTAGAAATCTGATAAGTTTCTGCGTCATCACCTTTAACAGTGATAGCCATTTCAGTACCAGTCAATGCTGATGCTAATTTTGCTGTTGTTAAGAAACGATCGTAAGTTGTTCCTGGTGTACCGATTGCCGCTACACGAAACTTCTTCGCACCTAATTGCTTAACAATATAACCTTCAGTAACAGCAGAGCCGTTATGAAAGTCAACTTTGATTTCGTTGCCACCTGCTGTAGGTACTCCGAAAAACTTTTTATTAATTGGTCTTCCCATTTGTTTTCTCCTATATAAGTAGTCCTATCCGGGTTCTATCCGGTACGCAGTTGGTATTCTGCATAAGTCCGCCTTGCGGCACACTATCTGACACAAGTATTTATCTAATAGACAGAACTGGAGAATATTTTGGCTTTGTTGCTATATTGATAAATTCACGTACAAAGTCAAATCTTAGTGCTAATAATTCGAATATTTCAATGTCTAAATTGGTTGTAGCAAGGTTGTAACTGCTTTTTCCAATATTGGAATAGTAGTCAATGCTCATACCATAATCAGGAAATACGCCTGTAACAAAAAGACACGTGTCACCCAGTTCTTTTGCTGTTAATCTATAAGGCTGTTTTAATGATAGATATGCTTCTGCGAATGTTTTTTCTGGAAGGAAATTTGGCTTGTCTAATTTGTCTGCAAGAAGCATTACTACATACGCTTCAACTTCTAATGGAAGTTCGTAACCTGTAGTTGACTGTGCGTCTTTGACCAAGTCGTAAAAGGCCGTTGTGTATTCGTCCTTCATACAAGTATTTATCGGGGAAAACAACTATAACACTACTCGGGAGGCCTTGCTGTGAACTCACCTCCAACTTTCGATAAGCAGATCACATCTGAATTTTGCAAGGTTTAGATATGATACCTACTTCCAACCACCTCCATCTAAACCGAGCCACTTGGCCGCTTAAAAGACTTTAGTGTGCATTACGCCCCTGCCGAAGCGTTATTCTGCCACAAGTGCTAAGAGCTTATAACTCTCTTAGTTTGTGTTAAAGTTAATATTAATATAACATTGTTTGCAGAAAAAAGCAAGAGGTAGGTTTACCAAAATATATATTTTGATTTAGTCATAAAAAAAGGGCGACCAAAGCCGCCCTTTTTCGTGTTTCTATTAATTCTAAGAATTAACTGAATGTTACACCTGTTACAGATACACGTGCCAAGTAGTCAGCCGCATTACCAAGAGATGATGCAGTGTTGTTTAACTCTACATAACCATATCTTGTCATGAAACTTACTACTGGTTCGAATGAACCTGGATCCAACACAACGCCTGAAGACATTAGCGGAATGTATGGGCAATAGAATGCCGCCGCATCTGCTTCTGATGTTCCTTTGTATCCAACAAGTACGTCTGTACTGTCTGATGCATAAGCGTCTACGTATACTTTCATAGCACTGTTTAATGTACCAACAAGTTTAGTGTTAGTAGGTGCTTCAAAAGTTCCTTCAGTTGTTCTTGCGAACGCTGAAGTTGTAGCAGACTGAAGTACTGTTAACGTATGCGGTGATACCACTGCAAAGTTACCAGCGCCACGTCTTGTACGCTGTGCGATCTTGTTAGCCGCTCTGTTAATCATTACAGCAAGTGCCGCATGTTCGTCACCGACGAATGTAGCAGTTCCTGATACAGCAGTTTGATCGTACTGTACATCTGATTCAGCCGCGCCAGCCAAGTTACGTAAAGAAGCAAGAACTTCTTGGTCGATTTCAGCAGTAATTTCTTGTGCTAAAGCCGCCATAATTTCCGCTTCAACGTCGATACCCTGTTGTGCTTGTGCATCTTGTGCAGATTCAAAAGTCCAACGAGCACTTAACTTACGTGTTTTCGCTTCAACTGTTTGTTTTAAGATCTGAATTGACAATCTCTTACCTGCTTCACCTTCAAGTGCCGCTGTAGCAGATGCCTTATCAGTAGATCCACCACCTGAATAGCCTAAGCCAATCTTGAACGGTGATAGAGCCTCTTCGCCTGCAGTCACATCATCTAATGTGTCTGAGTAACGAACTCTTAATGTGTGGATTTGACCCACTGGTCCTGTCATAGGTTGAACACCAACGATTTCGTTAGCGATCACTGTAGGCATGACCCTTCTTATTACTGGTAGGATAACTCTATTTAAAGTTGCAACATTACCGGCAGAAGTTGCTCCTGCTGTAGCCGACTCAGCCAAGTATTTCTTGGTGTTGTCAAGCGTAGCAGACATAACAGACTTCTTATTGCCTTGTAGGCCTTCAAGTAATGCGCTCTTAGTTTCCTGCCATCTACTTTCTAATAGTTCTGACATTGATTTCTCCTTATTTTAATCCTGCAAGTCTTCTAATATCTACGACATTATCTGTTGCAGAATTACTTGCGCCATTTCTAACGTTAGATTCTTCTTTATTGCCTGTTACTTCTTTTGCCTCGGTAAGTGTCGCCTTCTTCTTCTCTGGAGTGTTACCATCAATAACGGACGGTAAGTACTTGTCAAACTGTTTTTGGATATTAGCAGTTTGTACAGACTCCAGTAAGTCTGACATAATTTCTTTCTGTTCCTTGCTCAATGGAGCAGTTAACTCGGAAATTACTTCTTTTCTTTTTGCAGTATCTTGTGCTTTTTTGAACTCAAGATCCTTAGACTCAACTAATTTAGTTGTTTTCTCAACAGTTGCTTTCGCTTCTGCTAATTGCTTGTCTTTCACCTCTACAACTTTTAAAAGTTTAGCAGTTTCTGATTTCTCATTCAAGTAAGAATTAGTGTACTCTTCTTGGAATGTTTCAAACAGTTTTCTACCAAAATCGTTTTTACGTGCTGAGTCGATGTCTTCTTTAAGTTGCCCAATCTCTTTTGTAAGAGTTTTTGCAACTGTGTTTTCAACAACTTTCGCTCCGTTTTTAACGAATTTTTCTTTTACAGTATCAAGATGCTTCTTAGCCTCTCTAATTAGTCGAACTTTAGTTTCTGCAAGATCCTTTTTGTCTTCGTGGAACTCTGCAATTTCTTTAGCCAAAGCCTCTACCACAAATTCCTCAAGTTTGCCAAATTTAGTTGACATTGCTTTTTGGTCTTCGTGTAACTCTGAAACTTCCTTGCCTAATTGTGCAACAACAAAGTTTTTAAGTAGGTCTGCGTTTTCACGCATTGCTACATGGTACTTTGCTCTTGCTTCAGCAAGTTTTGTGCGGTCATCAGCAAATTCCGTAATCTCTGCACCAAGTCTATCCTCAACCATTTTTTCCACTGCTTCAGCCATTACTGACTTATCGTGGTCATATTTTTGAGCAAATTCTTCGCGAAGTTCTGCGGTTACTTCCTGACGGTTCTCTGTAATCTTAGCCGCCCATGCTTCTTCAATAGATGCTTTGATGTCTTCCGAAATTACGTTATTCTCAAAAAGTGATTTCAGTGCTTCCAACATCATGTTCTCCTTATTTTAAACCTTGGATAATGTTAACCAAAGATTCTTTCAAATACTTCTGTGCCTTTGTGTCTTCTTTTACTTCGCGAGCCATATTAAATGCCTTATACCCACCTGTGGTATTCATCAAGTGCTCGTATATTGGAGTTGGATATGCTCCTGGAGCCGATGGTTGAGCAACTATATCAACTGTGATAATTTCAAAGTCGCTTACGTTACTGTCTTCATTTACGTTACCTGAACCACGCGATGAAACACCAAGTTTAACTCCGCTTTCCAGCATTGTTTTAACAAGTTGTCCCATCGGCGTAGGTAATACTTTTAACTTACCATAACCGTTTGGTCCATCCATCCACATTTCTTTAATCATGTGCGAACAACGGTCAAGGTTAATGTTAAGGCCTTCTGGATGATCAACTTCACCAAGAACTGAATATCCTCCTTGAATCTGATCGTTAAGAGTGTTGACAGCCCTACTAATTTCACTTACGGGGTATATACGTTGGTTCGCATTGCGAACGCCACCCTGTATACAAATACCTTTTAAATGAAGGTCTTTGCCGTCCTCAGTAGATTCCAGAACAATCTGAGCCTGGTCGAATGTCAAGTTCTCACGTAATAAGTTCATCAACTATTCCCTAACAATTAAGAACCGATAACACTATTGCTATCTGCTCCTGCTTCGCCTGCGCCTTTTTTCTCAGCGCCGTGGCCTTTAGCGTTTGACATAGACTTAGATGCTTTACCGCCTGGTACGTTTACATTACCATGATCTTCAGTTTTAGGAGCACTTACAGTACCACCTTTTTCTTCTGCAGATCCTTTTGCGATATTAGCCGCTGAACCGCCCATATCATTTTTACCAGCAACTGGAGATTTTGCTTTGTTATCTTCGCCTTTTGGCTCAGCAACTTTTTCAACATACTCTCTCATTTGCTCAGTTTGTGATTTAGTACCTTCAAATGCTGGTACTTCATCTTCTACGCTAAGATCGGAAGATATTGCTTCATCTTCCTTTTCTTCTTCGTCGTCACCCATGTCGTCCATTGGTGCTTCCTCAGAATCATCATCGTCACCTTCTTCCTTATCGCCCATCATTTTTTCAAATTCTGCTTTAAGGTCATCAAGTGCGTCTTCTAAATCAACAACACGGTCTTCCATATCTTCGTCGCCCTTGTCGTCGTCACCTTCTTCGCCATCTGCATCTGCTTCGATATCAGCCATCATGTCGTCTGCTGGATCGCCGCCCATGTCATCATCTGCTTCTGGTGTAATTTCTGCAAAGTTTTCGTCAACTTCTTCGTCCTTAGACTCATCAGTTTTTTCGTCTTCGTCTTTTGCTTCGTCAACGTTTTCATCTTTAGACTCATCTGTTTTTTCATCTTCGTCTTTTGCTTCGTCAACTTCTTCGTCTTTTGAAGATTCATCAACTTCTTCGTCAGTTGCTTCGTTAGTGTCTTCGTCTTTAGACTCGTCTGCTAACTCATCTTCTAATAAATTTTCATAAATTGTTCTTGATTTTTCAACGACGATTTCATGGAACAGTTCTTCTGCACCTTTCTTATCTTCGTTAACTAATTTTTCAAGCATTTGCTCGAATTTGTTACGGTCTGCCATTGTAGTACCTCCTATAAGTTTACGTTTGGTAAGGCTGTCAATAATATTTACATATAATAGGGAAAATACGTGGAATATAGGCTCAAAACGCAGGATTTTGAAACCTTAATGAAATTAACCGAAGATTTTCTGAAATTCTTCGATATTTACATGGGATAAATTTGTAAAGTTTTTTAGACTTCCTGGTAGGAATTTATCTCCTTCTGCTACTACTCTTATATATCTCTTTCTATGATTTCTTTGGCATATTATGCCTACTTGACGCTCCCAGTTACCAAAATATGTTGCAGGGTCGTTTTCTCGCTTGTAATTAAATGTACCAGCGTATAAGTTGTTTACCTTATCATCGCCTTTTCCGGTGCCTGTAGTGCCTTTAAAGTCAAATCCTAACAAATATATAGGATCGTGTCCGTGGTCTGAAGCAAGATCTAATGCTGTAGGACCACTACTCCAGCCTTTACTGGGGTTTAAAATGTTGAGTCCTTGTATGTCGTTTAACTGTTTATTGTGATTAGTGTATACTTTGTTGTGCTTTTGCCAGCCTGTTTTGCAAATTTCAAGCACCATCTTGGCATCTACTGCTACAAGATAGTCTGGCCTAAAGTCTCTATAAACTGCGTTACAGGCATAGATAGGACCGTACTGTTTTAATGCTTCTAAACTTATGGGTTTGCGACTTGTGCCGTTACCAACAACGAATGCTGTTGACATATCATCTCCTATGCTTCAGGTTGTGATGCCAATCCGTACATCTGTCTTACAAAATGTAACTCTTTCTGTTGTTCTTCGTTATGAAATTCGCCAGCTCTACGTGCTTTGTT